CGCATGGTCTATGGTTGGGCCTCTGTAGTAACCGAAAAGGGTGAAGCAGTAGTTGACCGCCAAGGCGATGTAATAGAACCTGACACATTAGTACGTGCTGTAAATAAGTTTATGGAGCATGTTCGTGTAGGTAAAGAGATGCACAAAGGGGATCAGATTGGGGCGGTTATCCACTCCATGCCAGTCACTAAGGAGATTGGTGAATCCCTTGGCATACAGAGTGACCGTGAAGGTTGGATCGTAGCGTTTAAAGTATATAACGATGACGTTTGGGCCAAGGTCAAATCTGGTGAGTTAGCGGCCTTCTCTATTGGGGGTCGTGCAATCAAGGAGGACTATGATGCCTAACCTTTTGAAACAGCTTGAACTGGATGAACTATCCTTAGTGGATCGTCCTGCCAATGCACAGGCAATGGTCTCCTTGTTCAAGCGTGATGATTCCAATGGAGATAACATGGAACAAGAAGTAGATAAAATGTCAGACGACCTAAAGGCAAAGCTAAAGCCTTACATGGACAAAGGCATGACTGAAGATGAAGCTATGAAGGCTTACGAAGCAGAAATGAAAAAGTCTGAAGCAGTAGAAATCGACGAGCTTGACATCGTTAAAGCTGAGAACGATGCTCTTAAAATTCAGAATGAAGACCTTCGTAAGGCTCTTATTGAGAATGGCTTTATTATTAAGTCTGATTCAATCGAAAAGAAAGTTGAACCAGAGTACATTGAGTACGAAGGGGAACAAATCAATAAAGCAGATGTACCTGCGGTTATTCTAAAAGCACTAGAAGAAGCTGAACTAGCTAAAGCTGATGCGGAACTAACTAAACGTGCAACAACTGCTCTACCACATTTTGCAGAAGACGTTGCTAAGTCTTTGGTTGCAGAGTTTGGTGAAGTAGAAGCTGTAATGGAAGCCTTGAAAGCTGCAGATGCGACATTCGCAGAAAGCATGGAAGAGGTAGGAAAGTCAGACGCAGATGGCGAGTTCTCAACTGCTACTGACAAAATGGAATCTCTTGTCAAAGCCTATATGGAAGAGAACAAGATGAAAAAGGGTGACTACGCCAAAGCATACGCTGCCGTAGCTAAAACCGACGAAGGTAAAGCCCTAATCAACAAAAGCTATAAAGGGGAATAATTATGGCTGTAATGCAATCCCGTGATACACGGACATTCATTGCTGGCGAAGACCTATCGTCGGCACAATTTAAATTCGTAACACTAGAGTCAGATGGTCAAGTAGACCTAGCTGACGCTGCTGGTGAAAACGCAATCGGCGTTCTTTTGAACGATCCTGCATCAGGTGAGGCAGCGACAGTTGCTGTATCTGGTAAGGTCATGGTAACTTCTGGTGGCACTATTGCTGCTGGCGCACAAATTCAAACAGATGCTTCTGGTGATGCTTTAACAGCAGCAGCAGGTGATGTCGTTCTAGGTTATGCTTTGGAAGCAGCGGTTGATGGTCAAGTATTTGCCATTGAGTTGATCCAAGGCGGCAACGTAGTACCATCGTAACCAGCAATAGGAAGGATATAGAACAATGCCATTGCTAACACCAAATTCGGTACATATCGATCAGCCGTTGACTAACCTCACAATCGCTTATGTACAAGACCAAGCTAACTTTATCGCTGATAAGGTTTTCCCAACAGTAGGCGTAGACAAACAGTCTGACAAATACTACATCTATGACCGTGACAACATGAACCGTACAGGTGACGTGAAGGCTCTTGCGCCTCGCACAGAAGTCAACCGTATCGGTATGTCACTATCAAACTCTTCATTCTATGCAGATGTCTACGGACTAGGCATGGACTTCGACCAGCAAACTCTTGCTAACGAAGATGCGGCACTAGACATCCGTGCAGCAGGTGCGCAGACACTAACAAACCGTCTGTTGATCCATCGTGAAGAGCAGTTCGCAACCAACTTCTTTGCCACAGGTATCTGGGGTACAGAATACACAGGTGTTGCTAACGCAGACAACGACACAGCAGCAGAGGTCACACAGTGGTCTGACTACACAAACTCAACACCAATCGTTGACGTAACAACTGCTCGTCGTTCAATGCAACTAGCTTCAGGCGGCTTCAAGCCAAACACAATGGTTGTTGGTAAAGAAGTACGTGACATCCTAATCAACCACCCAGACATCCTAGCACGTCTGAACGGTGGTGCAACTGTCACAAACACTGCACTTATCACTAACGCTAAGTTGGCTGAAATCTTTGAGGTAGAGAACTTCTACGTCATGGAAGCAGTTAAAAACTCATCTGTAGAAGGTGTCGCAGAAAGCAACGCATTCATCGGTGGTAAAGCTGCATTGTTGGTACACTCACCTGCATCAGCAGGTTTGATGACACCAGCAGCAGGTGTAACCTTCGCATGGAACAACCTACAAGGTGTAAACAACTTGGGTGTCACTGTAGAATCATTCTCAGACGATGCTCTTAAGCGTATGCAAGTTGCTGAACATATCCAAGTTAAAATGTCCTATGACATGAAAGTCACAGGCGCAGACTTGGGTGTATTCTTCAACACTGTTGTTGCTTAATATATTCTTATTGGGGGCTGCTTCGGTGGCCCTCATATTCCCTCACCCGATGTAAGAGGCTAAAATGCTAAGACAAGAAGAAATGCCTCTTCAGTTAGACAGACCTGTATTTGTAAAAGTACCTTTTACTTCTGGTGGTCGTAAGCTGAAGAAGAACCAAGAGTTCAAGTGGAAAGAATTAAGTGTCGATGAAAATACAGTCTTAACCTTCTACAATCAAAGATGGATTTATCACAATCCTGAATTAGAAATAGAACGTAAAGTTGGTG